TTGTCGGATCGTATCGAACGGCGTACGGACGCTACCTTAACCATAGCGACGCGCCTAATGTAGTTGTATCGGCTAGCGAGGGCGTTCAGGAGCCCGGCTCAACCTTATACATACAAACCTTACACGCAGTGCCCGCCTCTACTGAGCTCACTGTAGATTACCGGTCTATGTTTAATCGGGGCGCTAAATGACTACATGGAGCTTTAGCGCTATAAAAGAGTACGAAACTTGCCCTCGCAAGTACCACGCGTCACGCGTAGAGAAACTATATCCCTTCCAACAATCCGCCGCGGCCAAGTACGGCAATGAAGTGCATGAAGCCGCGGAAGTATATATTAGAGATGGCACCCCGCTCCCTGCGACTATGGTGCACTTTCAACCTCAGCTAGATAGCCTAAACAATATAGAAGGAACTAAGCTGTGTGAACATAAGATGGCGGTTACGCCGGACTTAGAACCTTGTGATTTCGATTCTGATAGCCGTTGGGTTAGAGGAATTGCCGACCTTGTTATTATTAACAAGAGCAAAGCATTCATAGTAGATTATAAAACAGGCTCAGCTAAGTACCCCGATAGGGGTCAGCTTGAACTTATGGCTTTAATGGTGTTTAAGCACTTCCCCGAAGTTAAACGGGTGAAGGCGGCGCTAGTATTTATGGTGCATAACAAAGTAGTAAAAGCCGAGTACACCAGCGTCGGCGATGACCTAATGTGGGACAGTTGGAAATCCAGAGTAGCTCTGTTAGACAGTTCATTTGATAACGATCAATGGCATCCTAAGCCTAACGGACTATGTAAAAACTGGTGTCCAGTTGAACACTGTGAGTACCACGGAGATTGAAATGCCTTACAAGAATAAGAAAGATAGAAACTATAAGCAGGAGCGTCAGTACGACGGGCGTCCTGATGTGAAGAAACGCCGCGCCGCACGTAACAGAGCTAGATATAAATTAATGAAAGAAGGCAAAGTGCGTAAAGGTGATGGTAAAGATGTAGACCATAAGAAGCCGCTCACCAAAGGTGGATCGAACAAAAGAAGTAATTTACGAGCAGTTCCCGCTAGTAAGAATCGCTCATATAAACGCACTTCAACTGGCGCTGTAGCGTCCAAACGAGGCCAAACTCGTCTAAACTCGTCTAAACGACGAACGGTTAAAAAGTCTAAAAAGTAATTGACACGCGTTATAGTCGGTGTATACTGGCTATAACACTTTTATCAGAGGGCGCGCAAATGGACATAGTCGACGGTGGAAACCTCCACCTTAGGGTGAGAAATCGCCAGAAGATTCTCAGGGCAATACCGATGAGCCGTCCAATGGGCGAACACTCAGTGTTTGTTAAATGGACACTAGAAAACGCACGACGCCTAACTAATTTAAAGATCCGCGATACCCCCTCCCCCATGCGCCAAGACTATAAATGGCCCGGAGCGTTTACGCCCTATGACCACCAGAAAATCACCGCTGAGTTTCTTACTTTAAATAATAGATCATTCTGCTTTTCAGAGCAGGGGACAGGTAAAACTGCATCGGCTATATGGGCGGCGGACTACTTAATGTCTGTAGGAGATATAAAACGCGTACTAATAGTTTGCCCTGTGTCAGTTATGTATTCGGCATGGCTAAATGATTTATTCAGTCTGGTTATGCACCGCACTGCGGCAGTAGCGCACGGGTCTAAAAAGAAAAGAGAAGCTATATTAGAGGGCGACCATGAGTTCGTGATAATAAACTACGACGGTATCCCTATTACCGAGCCCCTGCTTGTGGATAAGTTTGATTTAATCATAGCTGATGAGTGCAACTTCGTGAAAACTACATCTACTAGACGGTGGAAAGCGTTCAACAGGGTTCTAAACCCCGCAACTAAACTGTGGATGATGACGGGCACTCCAGCCGCTCAATCACCTGTCGATGCCTTTGGTCTAGCTAAGTTAGTAAACCCCAATAGAGTGCCTAGATACTTCGGGGCGTGGCGAGATAAAGTTATGGTTAAGATGAGCCAGTTCGTGTGGGCTCCGCACCCTAACGCCACTACTTTAGTAGGTGAGGCGCTTCAACCAGCAATACGATTTACTAAAGAGGACTGTTTAGACCTTCCTGAGCTAACGTATCAGACGCGAGAAGTACAACTTACACCTCAGCAGGTCAAGTATTACAAAGCTATTAAGTCTCAACAGCTCACAATAGCCGCCGGAGAAACTATAACGGCGGTACACGCCGCGGCGGGGCTTACAAAACTACTGCAAATATCATGTGGGGCTGTATATTCTGACTCGGGCAAGGTAGTAGAGTTCGATGCTGAAAACCGCCTGTCTGAGATGGTCAGCGCTATTCGAGAGGCTAGCCATAAAACTATAGTTTTTGTACCGTTTAGGCACGCTATCGAGTTGGTGCGAGATAGACTAGAGAAAGAGGGGATCTCATCCGAGATCATAAATGGAGGTGTACCTGCGGGGAAACGCGCCGCCATATTCAATAGGTTTCAAAAGGAAACTGACCCTCATGTATTAGTAGTACAGCCGCAGAGTGCGGCTCACGGGGTGACACTAACCGCGGCTAATACTATTGTTTGGTTTGGTCCTATAGCTTCAGTCGAAACATGGTTGCAAGCTAATGAGCGTATTAATAGACCCTCTCAGCTTAACAAGATGACGGTGATTAAACTAACGGGGTCTCCCGTAGAAAAGAAGGTGTATAGAGCGCTAGAGGCTAAGGAATTAGCACATAAACAACTAACGTCTTTGTATGAAGACGAACTACATGACAACTAGGAGGAGCAATATGGACGCAGGTAAACTTATAACCACGTATATTAAGATTAGAGATGTAAGAAACGAGTTAAAGCACAAGTTTGATGAAAAAGATGCTGAACTCAAAAGCCAGCTATCCACTATAGAATCCGCACTTATGGAATCTATGGAAGGGTTAAATGTAACAAGTCTTAAGACGGATAACGGGACTGTGTTCCGTACTACTAAGACTAGATACTGGGCGCCTGACTGGGACGCGTTCAAGACATTCGCATTAGAGAACGACGCGGTTGACTTGTTTGAGCGGAGGATCCACCAGTCGAATATGAAGGAGTTTTTAGCTGAAAATGCTGAATCAGTACCCCCAATCGCGGCTGATAGTCGCTATTCCGTAACCGTTAGACGAGGAAAATAAAATGCAAGAACAACCGGAATACCTTAATTCAGAGGACGCGGCTAAAGTTCTCAGTGTGTCTTTAAGTAAACTCTACCAAATGAGGCAGCACGACCAACTGCACTTTATTAAAAATGGTCGGAAAGTAATGTACAGAAGATCGTCATTACTAGAATTTCTTAATAACCTTGAACAACACAGCGTCACAGGAGCTAGAACATGAGCGATAAAAACGAAGTATCTCTATTTGGAGCGGATGTACACCTACCAGCGCATATGCGATCTGGTGAGCGGGATGAACTAACTAAAGCTTTAATTGGCGGCGATAGCTCGCTAGGTGGTAAACGTATTAGTATTCGTGGGTCTGTGTGGCGCATGATGGTCAACGGAGAGCAGATAGCTGTTAACGAAGACAAGGCTATGAGCCTTGTTATAGTCAGGGTGTCTCAGCACACGCATAGAACATATTATGCGGTCGAATATAACGCTGACGTATTCACCCCCCCAGCTTGTTGGTCAGACGACGGTAAAGCTCCGCATGCGACTGCGGGCAACCCTCAGTCCTCTAGGTGTTCTACGTGCCCTCAGAATGTTAAAGGGTCAGGTAATGGCACTTCTAGAGCCTGCTCATACTCTCGTGTAGCGGCAGTGCTACTGGACGGTGACTTGGAAGGCGATATTTATACGTTGAAGTTGCCAGCTATGTCTATCTTTGGAGACCCTAAAGCTGAAACTAACATGTCTTTAGAAGCGTACACTAGATTTCTAGATAAATTCCAAGCATCTATGACGTCGGTGGTAACTGAAGCTAAGTTCGATATCAACAGCTCGACTCCTAAAATAACGTTTAAGCCGCTTCGACCTCTTACTGATGACGAGTGGAAAACTGCTATTCAACGCGGGGAATCTGACGAATCTAAAGAGCGCGTAGCTATTCCGTCGTACGGAAGTATGGGCGGCGAACCGGCTCCAGCTTCAGCGGCGGCCCCTAAGCCAGCTCCAGCTCCAGCTCCAGCTCCTAGACCTCCTAGAGTAGCCGACAATAAGGCGAGACCGGACGAGGAGCTAGCGGCGAGAGAGGCTAATGTAGCTGATATCTTAGACGGGTGGGACGACTAGAACTTTTAAGAGTATAGTCACGGTGGCCGCATTAAGCGGCCATTGCATTTTCACCAGTAGGAGATATAGCTATGGACAACACCGAATTTTTTGATTCAGTGCTTCCTGATACAGGATATTACTGTTCCGTAGGTATAACTAATGGAGCTGTGCGCCAGAGCTTTGTGGAGTCAAAGGCCGATATTGTAACGCGGTCTAATAAATTATCATCGGACGGCGCGGACGTATACTACGCCCTAGCGTCTTTTAGTGCCCCTACAAAACGCACTGGGGTTAACGTCGCGCGCTTAAAGTGTTTATGGCTGGATATAGATTGTGGCGCAGGGAAACCATACGCCTCACAACCCGAGGGTTTATCTGCCGTAAAGACTTTTGTTAAAGCTACAGGGCTCCCTAAACCTACTATAATAAATTCGGGACGGGGGTGGCATGTCTATTGGCCCCTAGAATCGCCTATAGGTGTAGACGAGTGGAAGCCACTAGCTGAGGGGTTGAAGGCCCTCTGCATGGAACACAAGCTAGCGGCAGATGCTGTAGTAACCGCAGATACAGCTAGAATATTACGCGTGCCGAATACACTAAACTTTAAAGGCGAACCACCCCTTAAGGTAGAAGTATCGGTTGTGGGCACCGCGTCGAGCGTAGATAGGCTGAAAGGTGTTATCCCCGTAAAAGCACTACGAGCACCTACCCCCGCCGCATCTAAAGTAACAGCCAATTCAGACTCCCAGAGCAGTTTTCCCCTGATAGTTCGTAAGAGCCTAAAGGGGAAAGGGTGCGCGCAGATAGCCAACATAATAAGTAATCAGGAAGGGTTGGAAGAGCCCTTATGGCGGGGAGGTCTATCAATAGCTATTCGATGCGTAGACGGGGAAGCTATGGTGCATAAAATGTCTAGCAGAGACCCGAGGTACGACAGAGGCGAGGCTCTAAATAAAGCTAATAACACAGTGGGGCCGTACACGTGCAGAGAGTTTAACAATCTAAACCCTGAAGCGTGCGAGGGGTGTGAACACGCCATAACGTCGCCTATTCAACTAGGGCGCGAATTTGCTAGGGCTCCAAAACCATCTGAACTGACACGCCCAGACAAAGACTCTGATTTATTCCATCTAGAGATAAGTAAACCTATTGCGCCAACGGCTAGTAAGGCTAGCCCCCAATTAACTATGGCGGATATACCGTTTCCTTACTTCAAGGGAGCTTCGGGGGGAGTCTATAAAGAATCCAAAGACGAGGACGGCGAGAAAGTTGAGGTGATGGTATATGAGCACGATTTATACATAACGCGGCGGGTGTTTGACCCTCTAGACGGGGAGACAGTACTCATGAAACACCTCCTCCCCCACGACGGGGCTAGAGATTTCGTAGTACCGCTCAAAATAGTACAGTCTCCTAAAGAGTTTAAAGACGTACTTAGCACTTATGGGGTGGCAGCATCCCAAAAACAAATGGGGAATATTATGGCGTACACAACAACGTTCGTAAAAGAATTGCAACGCAAGAGAAAGGCGGATAAAGCGAAGACCCACTTTGGGTGGAACGACGATAGAACTGAGTTTCTAATCGGGGAAAGAAACTTTACTCCGAAAGGAGAGGAGTTCAGCCCCCCATCTAGTGTTACTAGAGATATATGTAAAAGTTTAGCGGAGGTAGGTGACATAGACATATGGACCGAGGGCATTCAAGAGTATATGGATTCAGACGCCGAGAAACAGTTCGCTGTTCTTTGCGGGTTCGCGGCTCCGCTTATGGTATTTACAGGTTTAGACGGGATGAATGTTAACTTCTCCAGTAATAGATCAGGTACTGGTAAATCCCTAGCATTAGCCGTACAGAACAGTATCTGGGGGCATTACAAAGAACTCATGCTAGCTGAGAGGGACACAGATAACTCACGCCAGTTAATAATGGGCATTATGCACAGTCTCCCAGCATGTTTAGATGAAACTACTAATATGGTAGGGGCTGTCTTATCGGACTTCTTGTTCTGCACCTCTCAGGGGCGGGGGAAGAACCGTATGGAA